GCACCCGTATTTATAGGTGTACCTGAAATAGGCTTAGCTATAACATCTACCATTAACCACTTCTCAGCTGTTTGCATAGGGTCCATACTAGCTTGAGAATCAAAATTAGCGTCAAGTAATAAATTACCAAAACTTCCACTAACAGTTCCGCTTGTTGAAGAGTTAATATAAATATCTCCAGTATCACCGTGGTCATAAACTAGTTTTGCATCTACTATACCAGGTCCACCACCATTTAAGTATGTTACATTTGAACCACTACCAGAATCTGATTCTGTAAATGTTATTGCGCCAAAACCAACAAGATCTGATAAAACGTTATTACCATCTGTGCTTGGTCCTTGTATTAACGAAGAACCTGGTAGCGCTGGTTGTGCAGTTGGTATTGGCCAAGTGTAAGTTATACCATCTAAAGTGGTTGCTGTATCATACGTAGGTGGATTGTCTGATCCAAACTTTGTAATACCTTGATTACATAAAAATTTATCTGCACTGTACAAAAAGTCCGAACCTGTAAAAGTCCAATTATTTTGTTTTAATTTATTTTCAATTTCATTCCACGCTGGAACATCCGCAGCTGGAATAGGTGGTTGTTCTGGAAATCCAACGCCACCTGGATTATACGGTGTTATTAATCTAAATATTTTATTTATTTTAACAGCCTCTATATAAAACGCAACATCATTTTTACCGGCTTCTGCTGGGGTAGCGGTTATTCCTATCTTAAGATTATCAACTACTATTCCTTCGTTTGAAGATAAATTTTTAAACTTATAATAAGCAGTATAAGTTGCAGCTGTATTCTCAGTTAATTCTGCAAAATTTTTCGTGTTAGACGTAGAGTATGTAACAGCAGAAAATGAAGAGCCAGATCCTCTTGCGGTAAACGGTGAGTCGGGATAACCGCTGTATACTCCAGATGGAGAAACTATTAATGCGGAATCTACTAGCGTTGTACCATCAAAAATATAAAGTCTTGGTATTAGATCGTTATAAGTATAAGATTGAGCATCTGCTCTCATTGTAAATGAAATTTCAATTTCTTCTCCTGAAAATATAGTTGTATTGTTTGCTGAACTATAATCAACAGTTACGCTATTACTACCATTTGTAGCAGCGTTTGTATTTTGATAGTCGTTAGTAGACCAATTAAAAATATCTTGTGAAACTTTATCTATAGGCATTGTCCCAGTGTCGTGCGTATAAGGTATTAATGGATATGTGCTACCTGCGCTAGCGTTAAGCCCATCTGCTACGGCTAATCCGTTTGTATGACTTCCAAAAAATGAGCTACGCGTTATAGAACCCATAATTATCTTCGACATGTTGGAGGAGGTACCTATCCAAGTACCTAGAGTAGTGCCGCCAATGTTGGCATGATAATAGTATAATGAGCTAGTGCTATGTGTAGGATATGTATGTGGAGCGTTACCATTAATTACTCTTGCCCAAACCCAACCATCATTTAATTCCGTACTTGGGTTTGAAAACAGCCCAACACCGTCTAAATTATTACTGTTAGCACCTTCTGTTGACCCAAAGTTTTCATCTAAAATTGTAGTTATTTCATTGCTTGACCAAACAGAGGGAGTCATTGACCAAGCGGGATAACCAGAGTATCCTACAACATAGTGCCCTTCTGGTATTACAGCGTGCTGCGTAATAACTGTTTCTTGTGCAAAGTGACGTTGGAAATAAGTCATCATATTACCAACTGAATCACTTGTGTTTAAATCTGGAGTAACTAAAGGCGTGTAGTTATTTGGACTAGCATTATCTATTAAATTTACAGGGGCTGTAGTTAAGTTTATTAAATCTTCACCACCACTTATACTTGAGTTTCTTAATAAGTTTTCGCTAAAATCTGATTTTAATGTTAAGTTGTATTCTTTCTTATACTCGTCGTATGTACCTACAAGCTCGTTAGGCGTTATTAGATTGTCTCTAAACCAATCAGTCATACCTATATCTGATATTGGTGTTAAACCATCCATAGAAAGTCTTAAAACAGCTCCTCTTTGTTTATCTGTAAAGTAAGCTCTATATGATTCTGAAGCAAATGACTCTGGATTTTGCGATATACCAAAGTCACCAACAAAAGGAGTTGCGGTACCTAAAACTTTATTTGAAGCCACTAACTGTGGGTTACCATCAGCGTTAAATAGAGTGTCTTTACCAGCTACTATATCTACTATTCTATCTTCACAAAAAGCAACTAAACCAACTCTTCTTTGATATAGTTTTTGAATACTACCATATGTAGGATTTAAATCTTTAGTTATTTTTTCAGCTGTAATAAATTGATTTAAATTATTTATACCGTTATTAGAATTATATAAACCAGAATAAATTAAACCACTAACTCTTTTTTCCTCTGTATAATCTGTATCTATAGTTGAAGATACAACTGGTCCATTTGTAATTTGCATTTCATTGAAACCGTCTTGTATTCTATTAGATTCTAAACCATTTCCAAAAGAAAAACAATTGTACCAACTTAAACCTGCTTCTAAATTACTACTAACATCTGAACTTATAGTAAATATTGTTCTTGTACCACCAGTATAACTACCTCCAGAATCTTGTAGCCCAAGACTGTTACCAGGATCTGAAGGTTGAGCAGCTAGCCTTCCAACAGTATAACTACCATCTTTTCTTATAAACTTAAATTTATAATTAGAATAATCAACTTCTTCTGTAGGCGTAACCCCAAACACTCCATATTTAAAACCAGGTATTATTTCAAATGTAGTATCATCTATCCATCTTTTTAATACACTTCTAGACGATTGGTTAACCTGGTAAAAAGGATCACCCATATTTTCTTTTCCTAAATTTTCCACATAACACCCTACAGGCGCAAACATTTCGTTTGTTTTAGCCGTTATCTTTGTTGGTATTGGATCGCTAGCCTCGTGATATATCTCTATATCAGCAGATTTTTTTGCTTCTGTTTCCCAGATAATAGGTTTTTCAGCGTCTAATTCTATAAAACTACTAGCTTGAGCTAAGAATTGTATGGAACTACCAGTATTAAGATCCACACTAGTACCATCCATTGGGTTAAAAGTAGTGTTGTCTCTTGGGTTTTTATCTAACTCTATAATATAACATAATCTTCTATTGTTTGCTCTACCAAAATGAACAATAGCATCTTTAAAGTGACCTAGTTTAGTGCTGTCTCCATTAGAACCTGTGTCGTCTAATGTGTCAGCCCAAACATTTCCTTTATTCCAAACACTTGCCATTCCGGCGTGGTGACCAAAATTAGCATTCAGACCACTATGCCACATTTGTCTATATTTCCAAGGCGTGTGGTTATATAATTTTTTTATAGATACTTTTTTTATAGTATATATAGTATTACTAGTGTCAAGTCCAAACTTAAACTTACTACCTGGTTTTATATTATCTATAAACTCTCTTATTTTACCTCCTGGGTCACTCGGCCAACATGGATTCCACTGATTTTCATGTCTAGCTCTATATCTTTCATCGTAACCAAAAGAATTTGGTACTCCTGGTCCTGGTGGTTCACTACCATCGTCGTTCTCATCTATAGGATATTTACCTTCCATAGGTATAACTCTATGGTGGTGGCTAAACACATCACCATTATCACTACCTATTAATCCACCTCCCCATATGCCCTGTAAACCCTTAGCAACTGAATTAGTACCAGTTAAAGAATCACCCATTCCACTCATATCAGTAACTAAATCTTCACCTGGAGCTAAAAACGATAAATGCATATAAAACTTACCAGTTTGCTTACCATAAGTATAATCTAAATTATTTTCAGAACCAGCCATACCCGCACCTGGTGTAAGTTCACTTTTCCATCTTCTTATACCAGATCCGTAACCTAGATTATCAAGTGAATCTAAATCATAATTACCAACATGCATGGGTTGTGTCTCTATTATTCCTTCTAAACCATTAATATCTTGAGTTCTAAGAGTAGCGTCAGTAGCTTTCTTCCAAGGACGAGTCCAATTAAAAAACTTCCAACCAAAACCAGTGCTTTGCTCCCAATCGGGATTACCAACGTAATAATTTATATTTGCAATATCAGTTTCACCAACAGTACTACCTGCGTTTACATTAAATAAATTATCTAAACTTCTACCAACCCAAACCGCTTCTTTTTGATGGGTTTCTTGATTACCCGTCCAAATTTGTCCTGAGTTTTTAGCGTAATTATTATCAGATATCTGCCCTGCTACCATAAACATATTATCAATAAAAAATACCTCTCTAGATCCATCTCCCATATTATATATTACATTTTGCCATTCACTTTGTTGACCAGTCACTGATTGACTATGAATCTCCTCAGGAGAATCTCCACTACCTGTAGGTGCCACGTAATTGTAAGCGTTTATAATACCATCATCTGTTTGGAAATCAGTGTTATTTATAGCATCTGCTAACCAATAAGTTGTTCTTTTTGAAGTCCAAACAAATTTATTTAACAAAGAAGCATCATCTAATATATCCCCATAAACAACTGGCTCACTTACAACTTTAACAAAAAACTTACCAGATAATAATTCAGGATCTCTTTCTTTCCTGTGTTCTAATCTTATACCACAATCTGGCCAAGCGTTTGATGTTCCACTCCCTTGATTACTAATTTCCGCGTCTCTTTCTGATATTGGTTTTTCTAATGTTAACATGTAAAGATTACTACCATATCTTATATCTAATATTTTGTATTTATTAGAATTTAAACCAATGTGATTTCCTTGAAACCTAAACCAAGATAAATATGTGTTTTTGTGAAGATAAGTTTTTTGTTCTTTTCCTTGGTCACCACCTAAAGCAGGTAAACCTTGGTCCATCCAAACTGTTTTATCAATCTGAATAATAGTATTATCCTCTGATAACGTACGATTACTATCATTAAACACACTATTTAAATAAGTAGTAGTACCATCTGTCTCTTGATTTACCTCTGCTAATAAACCATACTCATATTTTACAGCCTCAGGTGCTTCGTTGCTTATATCAAGAACTTTAAACTTATTTTTATCTTGCATCTGTGTTTCTCCAGATCCAATTTTCTTTTTTAATATTAAATAATCATCCCCATCTATTTTATTTCTTTCTGAAGAAGGAAAGGAAATCCAAAGATGATGTTTTGTTTCTACTGGAGTTATATTTGCTGGAACATAAACTTTATCCATTATTAGATTATAATATTCTCCAGAGGTTTCTTTTATAAAATATTTTACATATTCAGCAAAGTTTGGTGGATCTTTCTCTAGCTTTACTTCAATTTGATTCGCTTGAGTCGCTGTTAAAGTACCACGATTACTTCTCCAAGGTATTGATACAGCACTTTTACTAGACGTAAACACCGGTGTTTCTCTTCCATATTTATCTCCAAAAACAACTCCTAGTTGATAATTTCTTTGAGATTTTATAGATGGTAAAGCACTAGAATCAAAATTAGAATTAGGTAGACTATATGTTGTTCTAGGTTTATAATCTGCTAATAAAGATGGTATCACAGTGTCTAACTTATAGCCCTGAACGTAGTTACCATATACAATTCTATTACCTGTTATTTCCTGTGCTAACGCTTTTCTAGGGACAGCATCCCACGGTCTTAATAATTGATTTTCAGGTAAAGCATTACTAATGTTTTCAGAGTTAACAATATATTTACCTCTAAATAAACCACCAAAAACAGCTGGCAAACCATTTCCAGTTAAAACACCAGGTAAAGGATCGTTTACATAACCAACATCATTTTGTTGTCCAGAACCAAACTCATACCACTCTTTATCTTCTCTCTTTAAACTAACTATAGAATATATAACTGGAGAATCTTCTTTTTTATACAAAATATCTATTTGCTTTACGTTTTCGTCAATATCAGGATTAATAAAATCTGTTAACTCAATTGAGTCAATAACGTTAAGCATTGAAGTGTTATACGGTTCTTTTACATCATACGAACTATCTAAACTAAAGTTTTCTTTATGCTCAGGATTAAATACTACATCTGTAAAAGGAGCAAAAGTAGAATATTCATTATCATTATATTTATATCTATATGAAAATCTAGGGAATATTTTTTCAAATAAAGGTTCTTTATTTTTATTTTGAGTAGTATTTATTTTTATATTTAACTTTGTATTTGGAGATTTTCTTATAACGGTAATATTTTCTTCTGTAATATCTTTTGTTATATTATTACCAAACAATACATCACCAACTTGAAAAGTTCTATTCATTTCAAAAATAGTAGCAGGTCCAAAAAAACTAGTAAGCCTAGCGTGCATACCGTTACCACCACCGCTATTCCAAACTCTAACATAAATTACACGTAAAAACTCTCCGTCTCTATAGTGGCGAAGAGCATGTATATTTCCTTCTTCAGTATTTCCATCACTACCTGCTATGTTAACGTGATCTGCGGTGCCTAAAACAGGTGTGTTGTGAACAACTTCATAATCAAATAATTTATCAAACTGATCTTTTTCAAAATAAAAATACCTTCCTAATATTCTTTTTGGATCTTCAAAAGTAGTAATCATACCACCTGGAAGTCCATCACCAGCGTCGTCTTGAATTACACCAACAGTATTAATAGTTAAACCATCAAAACTACCAAAGTCATTAGATAGTTGAGTGTGTGTTTGTAAATCTACACTACCTTTTTTACATTGATCTATATTTATTTTTCTAGGTTCATTTGCACCATCAGTCCAGAATAATAAATTATCTATAATATTAATACCAGTAATAATTTTGTCAGGGAATTTTAATACCGCGTCCGCAGTATTTACCTTGGTGTCAACCAGAATCGGAACAGGTCCAAGTTCAGATGAATACTCTATTATAGCTTCAAAGTTTATATGATCAGGTGAATATTCTCTTTTAATAAACCAATATAGTTTATTATTTTTTTCATCAGCAACGGCTCCAACACACTTGCATTTATCAGGGACAATATTTTCAACAGATAAATTACCTAATATATTTTGTACGGTACCAACATCAGAACCCTCAGAAGTTCCAATCTGTATATTCATGGCATCTCTATATTCTCCTTTTGGAATAATTCTCTCGTCGAGGTCTTTGTTCATTCTACCCGCAACAAAAGTATTCTTAATCTCTGGCATATACTAGTGTTTTATTTGCTTAGATTTACCTCTAAGTATTTGAGTTAATTCTTCTGGCTTTAAATTTGATAATCTTAGTTTTGCTTGCCTAATTGCTGCAAACTTTTCTTTTTTAAGTCTAGGTACTATTTGTTGAGTATACATATAGCTAGATGCTATAGCGTGTAATATCCATCTATACATTGCTTCTTCTGCAAACTTATGTACTTGCATTTCTTCATTAGTACCAAGACTATCGCTTATATAATCTAAGATCACAGTTTTTCCTGAAATATTAGATGAAAAGTGTATGTTTCCTAATATCTGGTCTATATAAAAAGATCCGTTAACCTGTGCATGTGAAGGCTCTAGGCCATATCTTTCTCCTTCATTAGGCCAATATACATTATCTTCATAATCATCATTATTATTTTCAGATGGAGTTAATGACTTGTAATTATTCCAAGTAGATGATTTATTTGAATTCCTTGCTCTTGATAAAGATGTACTGGCGTAAGAGTTTGTAATACTTAAGTTATCTAACGAATTTATATTACCAGTACCAGTTATACTACCCACTGGAGATGCTGTAAGCGAAGATGGTTTTAAAACAAAATTTCCTTCTAAACCAGCTGTAGCTTCAACAAAAGATAACGCAACAATATATATAGTATCGTAATCTTGAATATTTAAATTTTCAATTGTTTTAGTGCTAGTGTCATTTCCAGTCCACTCTAAATAACCTATATCAAAAAAATCAGGGCTAAAAAATGGTGACTGCTCATAAGTTACACCTGGGTTATACGCATGATTTGCGGGATAAGTAACTGTAGGGTGATTATTTAAGTTAGTAATTAAAGCAGGGTTTTGTGTTGTTAAACCAAACCTAACAGTACCAGTTGCTGTACCAGTGTTAGTATTTGCAGATGTATTAGCGTAAGTTATATCACTAGTTACACCATCTGCTGAAACATCAACAACGTTTAACCCCGTAGTGTCTAGCTGTTGGTATAAAACACCAGTTTTACCCCAGTTGTTTGCTGAAAATCCATTGTGAGTAGAGTAAGACCACATTACTTTTTCATCTAAAATACCAACACCACTTCCAAAGTTAGAACCAAATGATCTGTCTGATATTCTATTCCAATTTTCAGCTTCGCTACCTCCAAAACTACCTTGATCAGCACCAATATCACTAAAATCATTATTAACAACAGCTTCGTCACCAGCTAAAAATTGATAAGAACGAAGTCCACCAATGTTTTGTCTTATTTCAAATGGATTACTAGTATGTTTTGTTGGGTATATAGGATGTTTAATACCGCTACCATCTACTGTTGATAGCTTAGTATAATTAACGTAGTCATGTGGTAAGGGCATAATTAGTGTTGGTGCTACTTCTACTTGTTGTGCTTTTACAGATTTAAACGTGTCAAAAGATAATTCAGCTAAAGCTCTTTGAGCATGAAAAGCAACATCTACCTGACTACATTTTTTTATTAATTTTTGATCACCAACATATACAGTCATAAACTGATTTATTATATCTTTTAGTGATACAAATTGATAGTTTCCAAAATCATTACCTTGGTAATATTCTTGATGTGTTATTCCGTCTAGTAATCCCATTTATTATGATTTTTCTTGTTGTATTTTTTTAAGTTCTTCTTGTCCAGCTGCTTGTACTATATTGTAATCTTTTATACCAACACCCGCTAGTTGTAATATTTTTACAACTAAATTTTTTTGTTCAGAATCGTGTAATTCAAAATCTATAGATAAAGTTGAATTAAACAATGGTTTCTCATTAACAACAACATAAGCCCAATTAACTTTTGATGGTATTCTTATATATCTAAAAAAACAAATTAAAGAACTATGCTGTGGAGATATACGTATCTCATTATTTGCTATGTAATATATAGGTCTATCTATTTTTCCTTTTGTTAAAGGACCTTGATTAATTCTATGCCATTCCTCATAATTTATTTTTTGAGCTTCTCCAGCGTGAATTCCGTGGTGATGCATGTTTACTGATGTTACTTTATAACAGTCATCTGGTAAAGTTGGATTATCTGTAGACGTGAATTCCTCTGGACCCGTTTTAAATATAGATAATTTATCATTTATTAAATCAACTATGTCACTATAGTTATTACCGCTAGCTGGAACTCTTTTGAATTGATTTAAATCAAAAAAGTATTGATTAAAAATATCAATTTGAGCTTGATTAGCGTACAAGTTAAACTCTTGAGGCGTTATATAACCTCTTTGCTCTTTGTTAGCTAAAGCTAAAACTTGTTGATATACTTCATCTATACGTACCATATTTATTTTTTTATTGTAGTTTGCAATCGCCCCGTAGAGCGACCGCATCTACAGTTAGATTAATTTAATCTTTTTTCAATATTGGAGTAAATCTCCATTCCTTCGTCAGTTTTAAACCAAGCGGCTAAAGCTGAGTAAGGATGTTCATCAAAAGGAACATTCATTAGTTTTCTATCGTTAGAACCCCATGAAAAAGTTCTTTGATCAGAAGATAATTTTAATATCCCCATTTCAGTTGCTTTAATACCAAAATTTCTTAAAACAACATTATCATCATTTACTAATTCTAAGAACAACTCTGGGTTTCTCTTAGCATATAATAGCAAATCTCTTTTAAGTTCCTTAGAACTCATTTCTGTTACCTTAGAACCTATTTCTACCCGCATAACCGCTTCGGCCATATCAATATCTAGGGTTTGAGCAGCATTTAATGCTTCAATTTCTAACTCTATATTGTCTAACTCACTTTCTGCTTTTTTTACTTCATTTACCTCATAAAACAATATGTTTCTGTGTGGGTGATATAAGGAAAGTAGTTTTTGAAGAACTGTTTTGTTTTTAGGTACAGCTAAAGTTCCATTTCTAAAAATAATATGCTCTAACCTTTGATCTCCTTTCATTTCATCTACAAAAGGTGTTGTTTGGTTTTTAGTATATTTTAATTCTCTTTCATGTCCTAGCTTTTCGTCAAAATAATAAATATCTGCGGATTTTAAAGAAGCGCTAAGAGGTGATTTTCCACCAGTTAAAACGTAAATTCTATCTTTAATTTCCCAACTAGGTTTTTTAGATTCAACTTTTTTAGGTTTTGGTGTTTCAACAATTGGTGTTTCAACAACAGGTACCTCTACCTTTTGTGTTTTTTGTTTTTTTGCCATAATATAATATATAATAAAATTAATAAAAATAAAGGGTCGAGGCCGAAGCCCCGACTCTTTAAAATAATTGTGCTTAGTTCATTAACATGAAGTTTCTTGCGCCTTGTACAACTAAACATCTTTCAGATAAATAATGTACGTTCATTGCATCTAGATCACTTGTAACAGCTCCTACAGAACCAGTAACCCAAGTTTTCATTTTTCTAGATTCAGTTTGTGAAGCTCTATAACGAACATGTAAAAAAGGACGTTTAAGGTTCTTTCCTAATTGTTGGTCATAAACAGAAGATACACCAGCTGGGATCATAACCCCTCTAATTGCACCGACAGTGTTAACATCATTAATAAACCCTCTAGTAGAAGAATCGTTTAAGTATTTCCAGTCAGACTTATAGAAATCATAAGAACCTCTTCTGAAACCAGAGAAACCTAAATTTAATGCCATATCTTCAGAGTTATCAAACACTCCGTAAGAAGTACCACCAGCTCCGTAAGAATTCATAGAAGCTAACATGTCGTCAATAGCTAATGCCATACCTCTGTTTACAAACATCATGTTTTCTTCAATAGCACCTTGCTTGTCAAACTCAGCTAAGATAGCATCAAATTCAGCTAAGTCAGTAGCAGCGTTAACACCAGTAATACCAGTTGAAGTATTACCTCTATCTTCAATAGCTGCAAATAAACCTTCAGTACCAGTAATAGCAGCTGATGTATTTGGAGAAGCAGTAGCTAAATCAGTAAGACCATCACCAGCAGCTTTTTCTGATTCAATCATCGCCATCTCTAAATAGTCAGCAAAACGAGTTCTAGTATCACCTTCAGCTTTTAAGTACCATAAGTAACCACTTTGACCGTCTTCACCAGAAACCTCAACCCATCCAATAGCAGAAGCATCAGAACCTGATATTTCAAACATATCTTTTAAGATGATAGGTTTATTAGTGTAAGATTTGTGCTCAGGTGTGTTACCGTTTTGTCTTCCATTAGCACCTTTAGAGTACTCAGAACCAAAAACTAAACATTTTACACCAGTAGCATCAGCGATACCACCGTTAACACCTTGATCAGTAGCATAAGGTTGATAGTTAACCGTACCATCAGCATCGATAGAAGTTACATAAGCTTTGATAGTAGTATTAGCATCAGCTAATAAAATCATATCACCTTGTCTTATACCATGTCCAAGTGGAGCAGCGGCAGGATAACCAGCAGCAGTAGCTATAGCAGTACCATTAGCATCATGAGTAACATCAAAAGTTGTACCAGTACCAGCAGTTGTTACTGTGTACGATAAGTGTAAGCGACCTTGCTCTGCCCAAACTACTTGGTCAGATGACATCGCTTCTTCAGCACCTACTTGAGAAAGAAAACCTGAAATACTTCTGTTTCCAAAAACCTCAGCTTCTTTTTCCATTAGGTCTGGTAAATATTGTTGAGCCCATCCAGCTGTACCAGACGCAGTAAAGTCAATATACGCGCTAGCTACAGTTGTTTTGCTCGGAGTCGGAGTAAAAATATCATTACCCGACGGAGTTGTAATTGCCATTTTAAATTTGTTTTAAATTGTTATTTATTTTTGTTTTTAATTTTAAACTTAAAATCAGAAGAATTATCGCCTAACACTTTAAACTTCATACCACCCGCTTCAATTTTTCCATGACTTTGTCTTGGATTCATATTAACATTTTTGGCTTTAGCAACGCTATTTTTCATAGCATCAGCTTTTCCTTGTTCATAAAAGTGTTTTGCAACAGCATCTGCATTCATTGCTGTAAATAGAGATTTATGATAACCCTTAGCGTCTGTTAAAGCAGAGTTCTTATCCAAAAACTTTTTGGTGAAATTGCTTATATCGCTCTGGGTGTTTTTAACCTCTTCAGCATTGTTTACATTAAACCTGTATTTTTTATCACCGACGTTATATTCAAAACCTTTGAA